GAGGCGTGGACGATGGCACAATCGCCATTCGGCTTATAGGCTATAGCAATACCTCGCTCACAGGGACGTGCATTCATCATAGCCGTCCAGCTGCCCCAGGTGGCGCCGTAGTCCGATGACTGCCGGCGATAGAGATTGGCGGCATCCATGGAAGCCACTATAACCTCGGAGCCCTGAGAGGCAATGGCGACCTTAGCATTGGCAGGGACACCGCCGAATGAGCTGCCCCAGGAATTGTAAGCGCTTGTTGGACCCGGGTCGGTCACCCTAGACAAATAAAGACCGGTACCGTCTTTGCGGACCCGAATCAGCGAGCCGTCCCCGGCGATGGTAACACCGTGGGAATCCTTGACCTCACTGCCGGAATAAAAGCGCTGCCAGCCGAAGGCTTCCCACTGGACGCTCGAGGACTGGGCGGGGTGGCCGTATGCCTGCACCTCGACTTTTACCAGCGGCTTCCTGGTAGGCTTCTTCTGCTCTTCAAGCAGGGCGTCAGCTATGCTTCGCATAATATAACTCTTGTAGCTTCGACCTTCCTCCGCACGTGTAGCCTCGACCTTTTAAGGTCGAGGTCACGAGGCTAAAGCCTCGTGGCTACATGTTTAATAATCTATGTAATCCCTTTCATAGATATCAAAATATTTTTCAAAACAGCGCCTTTCGCACTAGTAAGTGCTCCGACTTAATGATACAATCCACATACAACTGTTGGGGAAGCAGTCGAAATGCTTAATAGAAACCTGATTTTGGGGCTTATTACTCTAGGAGTTTTGCTGATTATGATGGCGTATATCGCCATGAATCCGCTTCCTTTCAGGTAATCGACCTTCATATTCAATAATTCCTTACCAGGCAGAAGTCCTTTTTTTGTTATCACCGAGCACCAGCTTCAAATACCTGAAAAGTAGATTCTAAATCCCAAACACACTGCTCAACTGTCATCGCGAGTCCTTCCATTGAAGGACGTGGCGATCTCAGCACAAAGCCAACGTCGGTACTAGACAGAGATTGCCACGTCGCCCTTGCCTTTCGGGAAGGGCTCCTCGCAATGACAGGAAACACTTTCCCCCTCCCTTGATGGGAGTTCGGGTGAGTCTAAAGACCCACCCCTACAAGCTATTATCAAGTAGCCCTTACCTTATCCCATACCTGTAGCCCTGACCTTTTAAGGTCGGGGCCACGAGGCTGAAGCCTCGTGGCTACTTGCTGCATTCCAGTAGCTGCTCTGCCAGAGTCCCCACGCCGTAAAGCGTCCTGTTGAACGGCGCCAGCTTAGCCTTCCAGTCGATTTTGGAGGCGGCCAGCTCAGACAGGCTATTGGCAGCCCTGATGGTGGTATTGAAATCCCTGTTGAAAACATAATACTCCGGACTTCGGCCGCACTCGCCTTTCTTACTTTCCGTCTGCTCTTTTATCCAGTCCTTGGCATCCACAGCCAGGTCGACCAGGTAATTCCAGTAGTCCACGGCCTGCGCAATATGCTGGCAGTCGGTCACCGAGCCTTTATCCCTCGCCTTGTAAAATATGGTGCAGGGATTTACTTCGGTATACGTCTCCTTGACCGTAGCCATAACATCCTCGTGGAAGGCTTTGGGGTCGAAGGCTACCGGTGCTGATACAGTTTCCTGTGTTTCTTGAGTTGTTGGAGCTTCTTGAGTCGAAGTGGCCGCGGCGCCAGCGGAAATAATTGCTGCCTGTGCCTCGGTTACTCTGGCTTTTTCTCTCTCAGCGTCGATTTTACCCTGGGTTAGAATATAGAAGACTCCGGCCACGGCTGCCGCCAGAGATGGAACCATGTCCATAAATGTCTTCTGCGCCTCCGGCTCCTGGATAAAAAGCGGGACCAACGTTGCCAGCACGGTAACAATGAATGCGCTGTATTTCTTTTTGCCGTCTAAAAATTTTTGTAACAATTAACTGCCTCCTTTTATTTGGTGGTTATGGGTGGGGCATGAGCTTTAGCTCATCCCCTTCCTTTTCTTTATTAAATGTAGCCTCGACCTTTTAAGGTCGAGGTCACGAGGTTAAAACCTCGTGGCTACATGCTTAATAAATGCAATCTTCGCTCCTCGCAATGACAGCGGATTATTCCATCAAAACGGACAGCGTATCCGGCACGGGCTTACCGTTTTCCGAATAGTGCCTGGCCAGGTGCCCGGCCGCATCGAGTATCTGCTGCTCGGTGGCCTCTACCCTTTTGCCGCGGAACCCGCCGCGGCTGAGCGCTGCCACGGCTGCCGCCAGATGCTCCCAGTCGGTGGTCTGATAATGGCCGATTTTCCCTTTGGTGGCGCGCAATATGGCCCTGGTGTGATGTGGCAGTTTCCACGTCTCCGGGTCTTCTTTATCACCGACAATGGCAAATGCCTGCCACGGTAGGCCGTCCTTTAATTTAGGTAGACCTTCTTCTATTTTTGATTTACTCATTATCGTCTCCTTGATACAACATGCCGACTTTCAATTTCCGGTTTCTGCCGAACCTCCGGAGTTGTGACTTGAACTCTTTTAGCCTGGCAGTTCCCCAGCCCTGATAATCGCTATCGGCTCTTTCGCCGCCGATGCCGGCTACATCGGTGCGGTACTGCGCCTGAGCTAAAACCGCATAAGCGGCAGCTCCCAGGGAAAGCACATCCTCCAGATAGCCGGGAATGGTAGACGTGCTGCCGTCCAGCGTATGAATTTTGCCCCAATAGACATAGCAGTCAGCGCCGTCTCCTTCGACGTCGCCTGTTAAAGTGACGGTGTCCGAGAAGACGGCAAAACGCTGGAACCGCCTCGGGGTCTCGTCGACCGGAAACTCTACATGGTCTATCGAGACTCTATCGATAAGGGCGGCGATGTCTATCTGGCGGCTGCCGTCCGTGGTGGCGATGGTGGTTTTCGTCTCCCTGGAGACATAGCGTGATAACTCTGCCACGGCTCTCCCGATAGCACGGTCGATTTCGTTGTCCTGCCACCGATAATTAGCGTTGTCCTCATCCTTGAGGTCACGCCTGACCAGTGTTCTCATGGTGCTCAAGTCCATTTCCGTTCACTCCCTCTATGAGATTGCCATGTCCTTCTACGGAAGGACTCCAACTGTGGTTTGGGGGCTGGGGGGAGATTGCCACGCTTCACATATTGATCGTCGTGTTCTCCCCCCAGCTACGTAGCCTGTCATTCTGAGAGAACCCTTCTGCGGAAGGCTGACCGAAGAATCTACGTTATAATTACGAGATCCTTCACTGCGCTCAGGATGACAGGGGCATTAATCCGTTACTCCGATGAGTGCGCCTCTCCTCTGCTTGCAGAAATCGACCAGCGTAACGTACCACTTGACGCGAGTCCTGGAAGCGTCCTTACCCTCCATAGCGCCAACCGGCTCTACCTGCAGCCCGCCATTGGTCGCACCCGAGACGGCGCCTTCGCCGAACTGTATGGCGAAGATAGTGGAGCAAGCTCCACCGGTGACACCGGTCTCGTAACCGCTGGCCAGTACATGCGTGTCTTTAACCCAGTCGGAGACACCGATGGGTATGCCGTTGTAGAGCTGGGTAAAATCGCCGAACTCTCCCCTGACGGTCTCCATATAAGCGCCGCTGGCCCTGACCAGCGCCGTAACCTTGCGCCTGGAGCGACGGCTCATCAGCAGCAAGTCCGGCTTGCCGCCTCTGACGGTGTCAATCAGTTCATCGAGCTTGGCCAGTGTAAGCGTGGCCCCGGTACCGCCCATGGTGACCACCTGGCTGCCGGCTGTGGTACAGTCAACCAGTTTTCTCAAGCCGTCGAACTGGTTAGTGCCGCCGGCGCTGTCACCGTATACGAATTTGTCCTCGAACTCGTGCCTGATGGCCTTGGCTGTCAGCTCGATGATGGCAGCCTCGATGTCCTGGATATTGGAGCGGGTCTGCTTGATGTAGTTATCGACGTCGGCATTCTGGCCGAGTATAGCCAGTACCGCGGTTAGCTGGTCGAAGTCAGGTGTCGGAGAAGTAGACCAGTCGGCATTAACGGCATGCCACTCTGCACTGGGCAGCGTCTTCTCCCGGTTGTAGGTCAGGCCGTTACCGACTATTTCGATAAACGGCATTTTCTGAAGGACAGGTGAGTCTTTCAGTATGGTCTCGATGACGCCCTGCAATAGGACGTCATTGGATAGTTTTGCAGCTTCATTTAGACTTATAGCCATTTCGATTAACTCCTTTATATTATTTGAACCATGTAGCCACGAGGCTTAGCCTCGTGACCTCGACCTTAAAAGGTCGAGGTTACATGCATGTTATATCTGGTGCCCAGGATTTCCCCGTTATCAATTACCTTCCTTTTTATTTGGTTGTTGTGTGCGGGGTATGAGCTTTAATTCACGCCCTCCGGAGAAAATCCTAATTTCTAATTTCCAAATCACGATTTGCCGCGTCATCCCTATTTGTCATTGCGAGCGAAGCGTGGCAATCTCTGCCTGGTACCAACGTTGGCCTTGTGCCGAGATCGCCACGGGGCTGAAGCCCCTCGCGATGACAATTTTTCTGTGTTTCAGTTATTGGAAGTTTGGGCTTTGAATTTATTTAGGATTTAGTGCTTAGGATTTCCCCCGTCTATTCTCCTTCCTTTACTTACTCTTTCTTCCTCCGTGCCTGTTCCAGCCCGTAGTTTATTTTTTCCTTGGTGCTCATGGCTGATGTGTCCGAGCCGACCCTGGCCGGCGCTCCGGCCGGTACCAAGGACGCCTGTGCCTGTTTGGCCAGCGACTCCTGCACGCTGGATACCAGCTTCAGGGCACGGCCCAGTGAGTCTTTGACCTCCTCGATGGTCGTACCCGTGATAGCCTCGACGGGAACCAGCGGGTTCGAGCTGGCCGCCAGCTTTCTGTAGTCTTCCACGGCATAGGCATAGGCCGCCCTGGCACCATCGAAGTCCTGGTTCAGCAGGGCCAGCCGGCCTTCGAGACCGGTAACATCATTAGTCTTAGCCTCAACCTGGCCCTCTAGCGCAGCTACTTTTTCCTGCAGCTCTTTAACAGACGGTGGAACCATCTC